AGCAAGCCTTGTAGGTGTATTTGCTGCACTCGCATAAATTATATCTCCCTGAGTAGTTAAAACACTTTGTAAACTTGCTCCCCAACCTAGTGCTGTAGCTACACTATTCATAATTAACCCTTGATATCCTGTACCTTTAGCAAGCCTTGTCCATGTATCTGTACCATTGGCATAAATAATATCTCCTGCTACTCCTGATATGGCTGCAAGCGAAGTTAAGGTTGCGTCTAAGGGTTGAGCATAATCAACTATTGCTCCCGAAGTAGAGATATTAGTATCGGAATCCGTTACACTTGTTTCTATGTTATTTACCGTTGCCCCTGATGCTAAACTTATTCCTCCATCAATATTTACATTTGTTCCATCCCAAAGTAATTTAGCACTTGTTTCTGCTCTTACATCAGTAGAATCCCAGAAAAGTAATGCTGTATTAACAGGTGTATCTTCTCTTGTGGCTACCAATTGTAAATTAGCTATTGAAGGTGATGTTTCATCTGTTGCTTGTCCAATAGCGAACCCATCTCTTACCTCATCAAATACAAATAAATAATCATCTGATGTACCTCTGTCAACCCTTATACCTGCTGTTCCTGCTGTTACCCCTGCTCCTGTTTCGCCATAATTCAACATCATGACATTATCTTCTACTAATACAGTTTCTACATTTTGAGTTACGGTAGTGCCATTAATAGTTAAATCACCACCAATAACTACATTTTGCACCCATGTAAGGGTATCTTCTGCCTCATTTAACTCCCAATAGTTTACATTTCCTAAATTTATACCCATTAATACTGATGTACCTCCATTCCATCCTGATATTGGGTCATCTTCTGTGTAATAAAGGGTTTCATCAAATGTTATTCTTGTAATATTATTTAATAGGTTTGCATCATTATCAAGTAGTGAAACCCCTCTATTTGTCCATTGTACATATTTTTCAGCACTATTTACATTATCCCTTGCCTTTTCACTTAGCCTGTATAAATATACAGGGGAAATAATGGGTGCATCATCATAGGATTCATATACATACGCTATTCTATCTTCATAAGGTGCTGTTGATATTGTATGTTCATGTATATCATAAACCCTTACTTCATTTGTTGTTGCATTTATTATTTCTTTTATCTCATAAATATTTCCTACATAATCAACAATATATCCACCAACAGATAATGTATCAACCCCCATATTTTCAGGTTCACCAAGTTCTTTTGGCATAACCTTACAAACATAATTATATGCTGTTGCATGAGTAGCAACATCCCTGATTATTGTAGTCCATGAAACGGAAGGTCTATAACTTGACATATCTTATAAAATTTACGCTGATGTTGTTGTTGTTGTCGTTGTACTTGTAGTGGTGGTTGTAGTAGTGGTTGTAGTTACCTCGGTATAAAGGCCTGAAAATGTCATTACTATTTCCAAGGCATACACATCTGTACATAATGCTGTTAATTCAATAGCATTCAAATCACTTGAATCATACCATGTAGAATATGCTTGTGTACCTTTTAATGCCTGATACACATTTCCATTACCAAAATTACCATAAGCCTTAACTACCACACTTGCACAATGCTTTCCTAAATCATGCTGAATAGTTAAATCTGTGGCATTGGAACCCAATCCAAAGCCATAATTAATGGTTGCTGAATCATCTACTGTCCAACCATATTCCTGTGTAAATGATCGGGTAACAACAGAACCACTTCCGGCTGTTGCCGAAACAACATAAACAGTTGAATTTGCACCTATGGAGCTACTTATCTTACTTGCACTCCATAATTCCGTTGCACTTGTTCCACTATCATTAATAATTCTGTGTTGCGCAACGCTATAATTATCTAAACTGTCATGGTCTATTTCAGCCTCAACTACAGATACTACGCTTGTAGTTATATCAATCCCATTACCTTCTGTTAAAGCATCTAATTTAGCATCAAAGGTTTGAAAATCAGTAGAGGTTAAATATCCTGATTGGGTTGCTGATGCTTCTTGTGTAACAATAGTATGTTGTGCTGCTGTTAAATGATAATATTCACTTGTAGTTCCACCCTGCAAATTATCTAAATTTCCATGTACTATATCAGCCTCTATCTGTGCTGTTAACACAATATTTGCTATACTTTCAATCCCTGTTGCTGTGAACCTGGCAATCTCTCCTGATGTTCCACCACTTGCATCATTTACCAATAGAGCATTTGTATTGGCAATACCAAAAGTCAATGAATCTTGTTTGCCATCCAATTGATCTTGTATAAGAGAAGTAACTCCATCACAATAATTCAATTCAGCATAAGAAGCTGTTAGATTATTTATAAAAGTATATGCTGTATTCCAATTTGTTTCCTCTGTAGTAGTGGGTATAACATATCCTGATGTTAAACTAAATTCTCCTGTTCCATCATTATAAGTAAGTCCTAATGCTGTTGATTCCAGACTTATCAGTTTAATATAATCAGTTAATGCTGTTGCCACATAAGAAACAACATAGGCCTTATCTACTAAACTTCTGTCGGTATATGTTCCAGACAAATCACTTCCATAATTTACAATTGCACTAAATGTTCCCCCTAATGCAGCAGAAACATAATCAGAAAGACTTCCTACAACACTCAATACCCCTGAATTATTTTCAATAGTAGTACCATCAACCAAATCAGCTAAATAGCTTGCTGTGCCGGCTGATGTCATTTTTACCTTTTCGTCTGTATTGGTGAAAGAAAATTGATTTTCAAATGGCACAATTTCCTCCACCTCAGGATCATCTCCTTCTAATATGGCATAAACTCTTAATGCTGAATCATAAGCATCTGCTAATTCCTGATAGTCCAGACTTAATATGTAATGAATTAATGATGTGCTTAGTTTCATTATGTTTTCTTCCAGTTCTAACACATTATACCCACTAACCCCTTTTTGTGTATAATATGTAGTTGTATAGGCATACAATAAATCCCTGAGAGCATCCATGTCTATATTATATGCTGTATCGGTGTCTGTTAATGTTTCAACAGAATATATTTGCAACCCATCTGCCATAGTATATAATATGGTGGAGGTAAGTTCTGCTTCGTATTCACCGGAATAAATATTAGCTGCATAAGATACAGTAGGGTTTGAACCCATACTTGTTACTGTATTGCTCCCTTCTGCCATTCCTGACCCTGTAGGTGGTGTTATAGTTAGAACCCTTGATATTGTGGTTGCATAAGCAGATGAAGCATAAGTAGTACTTTCAATACATGAAAAAGTGGAATTATATCCATCAATGGTAAACGTTACCGCAAGAGTGGGTTCAGTAAAACTATAAGTATAAGAAACTGATTTTGTATATGTCTGAATAGCATTTACTCCATCTATTACTTGTACTGTATATTCAAAGGTATATGTTCCTGCTACTACATAAACTCCATCCAAGGGTAAAACAAAGTCTTTATACATTGTTCCACTTGACCCTACTATATCTGATGAAGCTCCATAACTTGTATTATTATACATCACCACACTGTTTGCAGCAGTAAGTTTTATATTGCCATATACATAACTTACATTTATCCCTTCACCTGAATAATCTGTGTTATCCGTAAATCTTACATATTTTGCTGCTACATTAAGATAAAATCTTGGTGTAAAGCTTAAATCAGAATTTTCCATTTGTTTTTATTTCAAATTTAACGAAAATAAATGAAAAAAGGCTATGCTCGTAAGCACAGCCTTTCCAGAGTGGATGAATAGAAAAAAGGGTTATTTTTGTAATACTTTTTCTCTTTCGACAACTTTTTCAGCCATTAAATCTAATATATCCCTGTGATCTGCAAGAAAATCCCTTAATTCAGGGTATTTATCTTCAGAATTAATCACAATACATATATCATTTCCAAATTTCCCTTCCTCCGGCATCCATCTCCATTTATTCTTTTCTGCATCAAAAGCAATTACCATTTCTGATTCAGCAATATTTATAGCTGCCAATATTTGAATATCTTCACCCATTTCTACCCGGTCAAGAAACTCATTATATCCTTCTCCCTTACCACCTGATTTCTTCTCGGCAGTTACTACCTTTTTCTTTAATTCTCTCCTTATGATAGATAAATCAAGGTTTTTAACCCCTCTCACTCCATAACTTGCAGCAATCTGACGAACATCTTTTTCTTTCAAATATTGATTGGTAAAAATAACCTGCATTACATTGGTTTCAAGCAAGTCATATTCAACTTCTTTCTTAGCTTCTAATATTTCGCTTCGTACAATGAATTCATCATTATATCTGTCTGCCATGATGAATATCAGGAAAAACAATAAATCCAATTGACTTTCATTAACATAAGCATCTTTGCCTAATACATAATGCGATGGATTGGGATTCATATTCTTTTCTTTATCCCTTTTTATTGCATTAGCAGAATAAATCCAATCACCACTTAAACTTTGATTTTTAGAAGTAATTGTTTTTACACAACGATACCTTTTTGGAGCTGGCCATTCGGCTACTTTAGAATAAGCGTTTACACTTCTGAATTTCGGATGAAACTGAAAATGTATGGGCCATTTAACTTTTTTAGGATCCGCACTGCCATTAGAAATTTCTTTATAAAAATCTTCAATAACACCAAAAGCCTCTTTTTCTAAGGCACTCATAGAAACTTTCTTTTTGTTGAGGTCTACTCTTTCTTCGTTTAAGTATAACATAGTTTGTGTGTGTTAAAAAAGATAAAGGGTTCCATATTCAGAAACCCCTTATCTTTTGGTTAATTATGCATTTTTTATGATATATGATTGATTCATTTTTAATGCTTGTAGTCCTACATGATCTCTCCAATAGGTTCTTGTAACATCATGTTCACCAGTATAAGGCATATGATTTCCGGCTGCCCCTACTGTCCATAATTCTCTCTTACGAGAATAACCATTCATGGCTCGGTATCTCATGGAAATATTTGGTAACGAAATTTTCTTTCCGTTCACATCTTTTGCCTGAACAGTAGAAACAGGAAAACCAAATCCCCATTTATTGATTGAATAACCGGCTGCGCCATAAGTCTGTGGATTACTGAATGAATCTACATTTTGGAATACATGCTTAAAGCCTGAACGCTCAATACATGAAAAACCAAGTTGCAGACCCAATTCTTTTGTTCCTTTTTGACCCAAATAATCATAGATAAGTTTATCTCCTGCGCTTGCAGCAGTAACAACATCTAATCCTAAATTGTCAATTTGACGTTTGAATTTATGTCCACCCATCCATAAGATTGTAGTGGAATTAATTCCCTGAGAACGGAAATGATCTTCTGCCTGATCTAAATCATCAAGGATAAAGTTTTCATCAGCATAAGTACCAGAACCACCAAGACTTGAATTCCATGAATACAACCCCTGTGAGTTCTTAATGTGGTTTCCAACACCTTCGCTATCGGTAGTTCCATTTGTATTGGTTGTGGTAACAATCAATGCAGCCGGAGCAACTTCACCAAACATAATCAAACCTTCCTGATAAATATCAAGTCGTCTTTCTGCTCTTGCTAATTCCGGGCTATAAAGATTAAGAATTTTTCCACCATTTTCATACTTCTTAAACCAAGCCTCGTTAACCAATTGAGTTCCCTCTGCTTTGGTTGATTCAGCTAAAATTTGAGCACAAAAAGTTCTTTTTTCATAACCCTGAGAAACAGCTTTAGGTTGCCCTGTTCCTGCTCCTTTAGAATGGGTGATTATTGACATTTCAACACCACTCGCAATTTGGTGAGGTGTAGATACATCAACAGCTATTGTTGAATTTAATGGATAAGCATACAATGTAATTGTAGACCCACTTTCGGTAATCTTATTAATACGAGCATTATAAACATTGCTGCCTTCAGGTACTAATAAGTGAAAACCTACTCTTGGGTAATAATTGTCATTACTATCCAAATCATCGGCATCAAGAACAAATTTCCAACACTTCAATGATCCATCATCAGTACCATAACTCGATGCCTCGGCAAGAGTAACAGTTCGGTGAAACATACCTTCTTCAAATACAGACCATTCATCCTGTGATACAGGAAGGAAGCGATCCATTGCTTTCAAAATATCAACAGCCATAATACCTTCGTTAAATTTTTGGATAAGCTCCAATGCATTTTGTGGCTGTAAAAAATCAAATGTGCTAAGATAGTTAACTTCGGTTAACCCATCCTGCCTCGGTAAATAATTATTTGACATAACAATTTCGTTTTTAAGTTATTTAATGTGATTAATCCCTTTCTATTCATCACATTAAAAAAACAAGACTACTTAACGCCTTATCCCATGATAAGCCATCACTTTCTTTTCTTCTTCCTCATTCTGTTTTTTGTAGTCCGGCATCAACCCCTTATCTTCCGAAACAATATTTTTCTTAGTTAACTTTGTCCCAGTCCTTTGGGCATACTCATCATCAACTTTTCTTTTTGTTTCTTCAATAAGGTGTTTCCTTATCTCTTTTTTGTAAAGATGTTCAAAACTTCGATAAATAAAGTCATCAATAAACTTCAAATGTTCATCATTAGTGGGGTCAATCTTGTATTTACGAACATAATCCTTAATGTTCTTTTCTATTTCGCTTCGTTGCGAATTAGATACTTCCATTTCAACCAATGGTTCAGATTCACCTTCTTCTGCATCAACATACTTAGTGAAATTAGTGATTTTACCCTTTATTTTATCATCCCATGTACTCAATCTTGTAGCCTCCGCTATCCTCGCTTGACTATCCGATTGCTCACGTTCCTTTTGAAAATCAGGTAAATTTGTTTTGTCTTTCATCTCCTTAAACTTTTTAATTATAGGAGATACTTCACGCTTTAATTCAAGCTTATTCATTTCAATTTCATCCGCTATCTCTGCCTGTATTCCCTGACTATTAAAATCTTCATCATCCATGTCCTTATATTTACTATCAGAACGAAAATGAGAAGGTGTTAATTTGTGTTTTTTCTCGAAGTATCTGCGAACTAACCTTGGGTCATCCTTGGGATTTTCCGCTAAATGATCTTCTACAAGCAAATTTAATGGATTTACATTTTCAGGGTCAAAATTCTTAATTCGTAAAAATTCATCAAGACCCTTTCCTGTCTGCTTTCTGAAATGATAAGCACGTACAAATTCTTCATCTTCAAGAAAAGGATTGCTGTTTTCATTGGCTTTTTTAATTAATGCCTGGTTATCCTTTTCTAAACTTTGTACTTTTTGAGTTAATCCCTTTAATTCCTGAGTAGCTTGATCAAGGCTATCATAGTTAGTACCAAACACCCTGTTTAGTATGCCTAACTCTTTTTCAGGTTCTAACTCAACTTTTCCAGATGGAGAATCTGTATGTTTTAATAATTCTGTATATTCTTTCTGAGCATCTTCATCTGTAGTTGAAATTTCAGGAACATCTTTTTTACCCTTATATTTTTCAACTTCTTTTAAAAACTCATCTTTTGATGTAAATTTTTGTTCACCTATTTTGTATTCTGGAACCCCTTCTTTTGATGCTTCACTTTCATCCGGCTTTTTAATTTCTAATCCTTCAAATGCTGATCTTTCAGCAGTAGGGTCTGTAAATTCATGCCTTTCATCTACCCTATCATGCTTTGCAGGATCATAATCTTCATCTGCCCTTAACATGCCTGGCTCGTTCATCATTATTCCTCCAACGTTTATTGGAGCATCTGTATTTCTAAAAATAGGTCTTTCCATAATTAAAATTTTTTGTGTGTGTATGTACTACAAATATATAAAAATTAATTTACATTAGATGTTTCTCTTTGCAGCCTCGATTCAAGGGCAATCCTTTCTCCTTGTTCTGCACGTAATAACAATGATTCTACCGTTGCTATCCTTTTTTCAAATTCACTCTCGGCTGGCATAGTAATAGTGGCTTCAAACATTTTTTCTGCTCTTATTTCCTGAATCTTATTCTTAGATTTATTATTATCTATCTCAATAGCCAACATTGCTTCATTTTGCTTTATCTGTTTAGATATTTCAAATGCTTGTATATCACTCTTTCTTTTTTCTTCTCCCTGTGCTTGAACCCTTTCTATTTCCATTTGGTGATTCAATTGCCTTTCCTTGTTTTCAAGGAATGAAATCATAACCCTTACACTCTTTAAAGGAACATTACTTGCTGTCATTTCTTTAAGTAACAAGCCATGTGATGCCCGAATAAGGGGTACACCATTCTTTCCTGACTGCATGGCAACAGTAATATAGTTATCTAACTCTGCCTTTTGTTTTTCTGTAGGAGCAGCCTCTACCTTAATTGCATAATTAGTCCTTACAATCTTTTCACTTATCTGTAATGTTTTTAAGGTATGTTTACCCAATACAGGATAATATGCTTCATAAGCTTCCGGAAAATTCTTTAATAGTATTTGAGAACGAATACATCCACTTAATGCTATTAACTCTTTTAAATTCATATATGCCTTATATAAAGGTCTTATTGCATTATTAGTGGCATGTAAGGCTAATTCTGAACCCCTTACGGAGGCATTAGGATCTGGGGTGCTTGCATCTGCAACCTGATTTATTCCTGTTATATCACGAAGCATTTCTATTCTAAACTTAATATCATTAAGTAGTTCAACCCCTAATTCTCCCAAACCACCTCTTAATTCTTCCATTGGCTTACCTAAGTTATTTCCAAAACCGGATAATCCCATAGGTGTTACCTTAAATAATAAATCTCCTTTAGTCCTTCGTATTTCTAAAATTGTCATAGGACTTAATTTATTACCCCCTATTTTCAGGTTTGAAATAGAATCAATATTTATAGCAAGACCCGGAGGTGCTGCATTGGCTTTAGCATTCTGTAATTTCAACATATCAAGCTGTATCTCATTCAATATTGGGATACAACTTTGAACCATTGATTGACCCGGCATTTTAACCATCTTTAATGACAATCGAACTTCACCATTTTCTCTTGGTTGCCCGGATTTAATACCATACTCAAAACAATGTTCTGTACCTATAATCAAATGGCCATAATAAACATTATTTATTTGTGTTTTTCTTGTTTTTCTTTTTTCTGAATCCTTTTCTTTACCCCATTCTTTACCTTTTTGGGCATAAACCCTTTCTTGCCCATAACTACTTTTTACCAATGTATCATAGAATGTATCTGTGGATATGGTTTCAAAAACAAGAACTTTAATTTTGTGATTATCATAAGGTGTTGGGTTATCCGAAGATAGTCTATTTACTGATGTAGTATAGTTTTTTGACCCTGTATATCCGTTTTCTGTTGCCATTGCATACAAATCATCTTCCTCAAATCCTTTCTGTCTTAATTCAGCAATTGAATAATTCTCAATGTATCCCCAAAATTCTGCGTTTTTATATAATGGACTACTATCTCTTTGTATAATTACACTTGCAGGGTCAACATATTTTATTCTTGTTTTGTTTATTTGGGTATCTAATTCATCCCTTACAGCAGCATAATTTATTTTAATTAAATCACCATATATTAAATCCTTTATTTCCTTATCCCAATCCGATATATCAAAATTATGCTGAATCATAAATTCCATTGCTAATTCCTGATTGAGTTTAAAACCTCCCATGCTTTCAAATAAATTCAATTCCTGCGTATCTTCTGGAACATAGGATTGTTTATCGTATGCCATGCCCCTTCTCTCATATGCTCTTTGCTTAAATGCCTGGGTATAATTCTCTTTGTATAATTCCCATTTTGCATCTTCCTTTTCCATAGAACTTATCTTATCTAAAGCTGTTGCTCCAATAACGTGTTCCATAGTGCTAAAAACACCCAATAATATTCTTACATATTTAGGCATAATAGGTACAATAGACCAGTCAATATTCATTAACCCCTGACGCTTCTCTTCTTTTGTAAACCCTGAATCATATTGTGTGGATTGAGTAGTGGTTTCATTATTGATATTTACATCAAAATGAGGTTTATATTGATCGGAATCTTGCATACCATCGCCATAAGCCCTTTGAATAGCAAATATATCTCGCATAGCATAAGGAGTATCTGCATTTTTCTCTCCATAGTCCATAATATATTTACCATAGCTGACAAACCAATCCTTATCATTCCTTTTTACATCAGGATTTATGTCATCAGAAGGTCTTTCTATATCTTTAAAATCTGTATTTTTTAGTTCCATTGTTTTTATTTCAAATTTAACTAAAATTTTAATATTTATACACCTTCACGAATTCACTTAAATCCACCTCGTCATTATTGGCATGTTGGAGTATTTCCTTATACTTTGATTTAGAACCTTCTAATGCTAATGCTACTGCTGTAAAACGGTCATAATGGGTTAAGTCAAATAAACCCCTTATCTGCAAGCAATCATCAATAAATTCAATATGATTTAATGTTGTTCCCCTTTGCTGAATGTAATCTCTCACATTCCTAAACAACTTTTGTTTTGATTCATCTGATTTTGTATCATAGCCATAAAAAGGTGTCAACTCCTCAAACCCTGATTTATTTATCTTTATCTGCCTCATTAGATAACCATGATAATTCCATTGTCGGAACCATTCCTCTATTACCGGAACGTTTCTTTCAGGATTCATTATGCCTCCCCAATAGATAGATGCTTTAAGAGCTTCCTCTGCAAAATCTTTTGTTTCAGGTGGTCTTTTTTGATAGGTGGCAACAAGTTTAAATGTATCCCATTCTTTTATGTCTTTCTTATCATCAAGAGAAGGGTCATAATCCCTTACTACAGACAATCCTCCATCAGAACCTTTTTTATTTGATTTAGTCCGACTAAAAGTAAAAGCATCACCACCTAATGTATATTGCGGATCAGCAGGATAATAAACCCCTTCATTTCTGTATCTCTTATTACGAACCCTTTCTAATGGTTTTTCTGATATTATCCAATCAGCATCACTTCTTTCAGCACAAGAAACAAAAACTACATCATTTCCGAAAATCCCATTCTGCCATTCTAAAAAACCAAAAATACAAGGGTCATAATCAAATTCAAGTTCACCCCTTCTAACTTCAAGTATCTCTCGATTGAAATTTATTTCATCAGCGGAAGGGGTAAAACATTCCCTATATGTTAATGGTAATTTCCTTACATATCCTGCAAGTCCATCAAAATCTTTAGCCTTTCTGTATTTTGCCCTGTTAGCCATTATGTCATCCAGTGAACCCTCTGTTATCATTTTCCCATCTACTCCCTTTATAGGTTTTTCTGGTGTATGCATTACAGATGCTCCATATTCATCAATAAAACCACCCCTTCCATCAGCAGCACTCATAAACACATTAACTAAACCCGATAAGGTTGACCCATTCTTTCGATCTCCCCAATGTGATTGTTCACATAGTTTAGTATATTGTTTCATTGCTTCAGCAGTAGTTTCTTCAACTGTTGTAGTGTAAATCATCCATCCATTAATATTACCTCCATCATTTAAACATTCCTTCAATGTCTGATGCCTGGCATGAACATCTTCTAATTTTGTTTTACCCGATTCATCCACATTCAATATGTTTATCCTTCTCTTATCATAGTAACTCTTTCCGGCAGTAGTGGCAAAATCTGATACTGAATTAAGTCCTAACCTATCATCCATAAATGTTCCCTTTCCTCCGATATGTATTGCACCAGGCTTTAATGTTAGCCTTGTTTTTACATCAGTGGATCCTTCATGCATGGGTTTAAAAAAAAATGGTAGATTATTAAACGGATATACAAGGTGTTTAGTAAACATTTCTTCTCCGTTATTTGAATCCATTCCTTGTATTCCACCTTCCCAATTCATGTGAGAAGTAATTAGGTTACAATGTATAGATAATGCCCTTGATGACTTACCTGCTCTACGAGCATCCATATTATTAGTACCATGTAGAACCCTTTTACCCCGATCAATCCCTAATTCATCTTCAGTAAGGTTAAATAGATATTCCTGAACAACAAACCACCTTCTATCTCTATCCCTATAATCAGGTAGTTTACCTGTAAGCAATAAATAATAATTCAGGTAATACCAATGCCACCCACAAATAAATGTAGGCTTGCCTTTTATAAAAAACCATTTACCATTAAACCTATGATACCATTGTGTTTTTATCCAATTAATTTCATCCTTAAATTCTGCTTTGTTTGCTTCAAGATATGCCCATATTTCCTCCACAGTCATAAATACCTCCATCGGTTTTGTTGTCTTTCTTCGCTTTTCACGAAGTAACATATCCGGGAGTTTTTTTAGCTTATCAGGTATTTGTTCGTATTGGAATTTCTGATCTTTAGGTTTTTGGTTAAACCCTTCTATCAGGTGTATATCTGGGCAAGAAGGAAGTTTAACCCTTATCTCTTGTAAATCCCTGTCATTACTATTTACAACAACCCATGTATCTTCCGGTTCATAGCTTTTAAGAATATTAACATGAACTGTGGGATATTTCTTTTTTAGTTGTTGTAGATTCAGCATTAAATATAGTTTCTTAGTTTATACGGATTTATATCAACAGAGTTCTTTCCTTCCATAATCCTTAATGCTACCAATTCGGGTGTGAGTTCAAGCCTTTCCTCGTCAATGAGTAAATATATTGTTCTGCTAAGTTCTTGTGTGTCATCTGCTGTAAATATTTCCTTAACTAATGTAGACATCTTTTTTTCAAGCGAATCAATTGCGTTTATCTGTTTTGAATCATAATCGCCACCTAAAAAACTAACCATCATGTTTTCATAAGCCTCTGATAACCCTACTAATTTTGTGTATTTAATGGAATTAAACAACATACAAAAACGAATGATCATTCGGTTAACCTGTTCGTTTTTACCCTTTATCATAAACATTATTTTAGGATCAACCTCTTTTCTTTCGTTTACACTAAACCCGGATAACTTAACTGCATATGCCTTTCTTTCAAGTAGGTTAATTTCCAATAAAGGAGAGTTTATATCGTACATATAGCATATGTATCTTATTGTCTGGTCTTTCTCTATATCAGTGAACCCATCTATTTTGTCTTTGAATTCATTATAGTCCTTAAGCCTTCTGAACCCCTTATCGTCAAGACAAAAGTTTCTTTCGCTAATAGTATGTACAGGGAACATCATATTAGCAAAATCGGTATCCTTAAAGTTATAATCCGAAATCATACACGTAAATTATATCCGCACGTTGAACAAAATAATATTTCTTATCCCCATCAAATTGACTGTGAAATGAGTTTTCAAGCAAATAAGGGGTTCGCTTTTTACTAACACATATTCTTTGCCCTACAAATAGTTCATCCTCAAAATCCTGTTTAACCCCATATTTATAATTTTTGTTTCGGGATCCTACTGCTTTTACTGTCCATGATTCTATTTCTGCATTTTCCCTATTTATTTCAGGTATAAACACATTATCGTATTGATTAAAATCATCCCTGTTTGGCTCTACAAGAATATATCCGTTTAAACAGATTATTTCATCTCCTCTTTTTGCCACTACAAATTCTTCATACCGCAGCACATAATAAATCTCCCCCTCACAATTTATTTCAATTAAGTCTGTATGTTCATTACCTATAACCGCCAATGACTTAACCCAAACAATATCACCTGGTTTAATTTCAAGTGTGGTTTCCCATGATGTAGATACCTTGGAATTAACGTTTTCAGAATAGATTAACTTTCTTGGTGTTTTTATTATTTCAACTACCCTTCTTGAATGGGTATCTTCATCCCATGATACATCAATATCAATAGTGATATTAGTATTTGCCAACCTTTTTTTTGATGTGTCAATAATGGGTTTCACAATAACCATGTTATTTACCAATACTATTTCATCAAATTGTTCCCTTGTTAATTTTATTTTTTCCATGTCTGTTTATTTTAAAATAAGTATTTACTTAAATTTTTCTCTGTGTCCTTTAGTTCCTGATAATATAAATATGAAGCACTTTCTTCTGATACCATCATTTGTTTAAAGAATGGTGATACCTGAAATGCAGGTTTACAAAAGGCCTTATTATCTACTTTATTAACCCCTGTATTGTGAAGTATTTTAACCTGTGATAATCTCTCACTATTATCAGTGGCCATACAAAAGTCAAGTTCCTTATCCACTTTCATTTTGAACCCATATTTCCAAGGAACCCATAACATTGCCCACATTTCTGCTGTCCATGCCTGTATTGGATATTCCTGATCTTTTGGATGATATTTATCTTTAGTGTTTATCATGTGAACATATAACTGAGTTGAAACCCTTTCTATTTCATCCCATAGTTCATAAGTGCCATTTTTAACTATCCATTGCGCCCCACCTGCTGCATCATCATTAGCCTCAACCAATAATGGGTCAATACCTACTATTTCACACATCTCAATAAATAGTTGTTCCCCTTTACTTTTAATGTATTTAGAGTTTAGGTATGACCTTGCATCTGACAAATACCATACATTATCCTTATCAAATTGATTGAGGTTTATTTTCTCTTTAAATATCACATCCGGGTCTGTATAGAAAAAGGTATCTGACCCAATATCCGAGTTGTTCTTAATAAATTCTTTCACAAGAAAGGGTTTCAAACTAACATGGTAACGGTTATCTATCCTTGTATCTCTTATTACATGGAATTTACATTTAAAATCATCTTTATGTTCTAATAACTTAAGAATGTATTCACTAACCTTATCAACTCTTTGTCCGATCAAATAATGGGTTTCTGCTTCATAACCCATTCTTCTGAAATTATTTATTTGTACAAGTGTTTGCCATGCATAAAAAGCATTATCCGGTAATGTAATTAGAAATTTCATATCACTCTTTTTAATATTGTTAACCCATTATTGTTTGTAAAAATCTTATCAACAACCCAATGTTTATTTTCTTCCATAAATTCATCTATTGCCTTTTTTAACCCAAATCCACCACCACCTGAATTATGCCATCCATAGGTTTGTGTGTCATGCATGATAATATATTTTCTTGCCTTGTTACCATGAAGTGTAAGTTCGGCTTTCAACTGCCTGTACACATGCCATGTATCAATAAACAAAAGGTCTGTTTCCTCTATTTCAATGTCCAGTGTACTTGCCTGAATAAACTTAAAATCAATAATGGGTTTCACAATATCATACACCTGGTTAATATTACTGCCATATTCTTTAGGGTCTGTTTTATCTATTGAAATCATTTTTTTAGGATACCCTGCTAATAATCCCCATGTTGAATTTATTTTCCATACTCCTAATTCTGTTATATGGTTACATTCTAAGGCATATTGTCTAAGTGTATAAATATGTTCGTTAATATCTCCTTTTGTATTACAGCGATTGACATATTTTTCCTCAATCTCTTTTTTGGGAATAATATATTTGTGGTCAATATTTTTTAAATACCCTCGCTGAATATCTATCTGGTGTTTGTAATTAATATTTTCTTTAACAATATCTGTTTTAGTATCAACCCCTGTATATTTACCTATTAATGAATCAAAACAAAAGAATACCAATTTAGAGCAACCCATGTATCCTGCCAATTTAATACATGATAATGCAGAAAAATCAGTGGGTTTCAATCCTAATTCAATATTATCAAACACATATCTTGGTTTGTAGGTGTCAAAACATTTTTCTGATTCATGTTTATGTACCAATAATGTTGCAGGATAAGGGTTCACTGTTCTTAGGTTGCAATTATTACAATCGGGATAAACACAATCAACCTCTATTAATTGATTAGCAACAATTGATTTATGATACCCATCCTTTTGCATAGAATAAACATCATTATCCAAATTCAATTCGTTTACCTTATTTATTGCATAGTTAATGGCTATTACAACCCCTTCTTTAAAATGTTCTTTTTTAAGTTCTCTTATGCTTTCTCCCCTGCCTACTATATAGCAAGTTTGACCCTTGTATTTGTTTTTTAAATCTTTCATCAATTATGTACGAATAAACAATGATTTATTTTAAGTTGTTGTTCTTCCGGGAATGTTTTCTTAAATGCTTCTATAAAATATCCATCGGCTGCATATTTTGTCCCTAATGGAATTTGTTTAGCTAAGTCTATTCTTGTGGCAAATGAACCCATGTCTATTCTGCCAATACAAGGTACACTATCAAAAAAACAATACCCTCCATGAGAATGAACCATTTTCCAATAAATTAATCCAGGGTTATTATTGTTCTTTGCATGTGTTATAATCCAGTCCACACATACAGGAACATAATAATTGTCATCTCCGGTCATTATCACATAATCAGCATCACTCATTTGTTTTCCGTATTCTCTTGGTGTATGCCCCCAATCATTATATTGCTTTCCCATGTATGAGAAATAAATACGATAATCATTAAATGATTTTACTATTTGTTCTGCCTTATTTTCATTTACATCATCAATAACCACATGAGCTTTCCAATTAGGATTGTTTTGGTTTATCAATGAATATAACATGGTGAATAATGGGTTCACCCTATTGAATGTAGGAATAATAAATTCTATTGTCATTTTTTTGCAATATAATCTTTAAGCATCTTTTCATAGTTATAATTCCAATGAGGTAATAACCCTATATCTCCAGTAGGGATTTTACCCTGTAACCTAAGATGTTCAATATGTCTTTTATGACGTTCCACAACCTGATCCTGTTCTGGTCTACCTTGATCTGATCCTAATCCTGACATGTGATACGATACACCCCAATTATAAAAATAACTAACATCTTTATTTTCAGGTGATGCTTTTGCTACCTTACCACCTGCTGCATGTATTTTTGAAATAAATCTTGAATCATATCCTGCATTATAGTGGTCGTGTTTACCCACTTTCTCCCAAATTTCTTTTGTATAAACTATTCCTGCATTGCCAATAGAATGTATGGCTTTAATTTCTTTACTAACCATAGCGACAGAATTTTGCCAATGCAAAAGGTCATATCCGGGAAAATATTTATTAATGTTATCGGAATGATTTGGAAGGAAAATATCATCGTCATCTGCGATCGCTATTGTGTTATATTTACAATTCTCTACTGTAAAATTTTCTTTTTGGCCAATAGTCTTAAATGTTTCTTTCAGATTTATAATGCGAATTTTAGGATGATCGAAATATAATGTCTGTTTTTCATAATCATTGACAATAAGCATTTCACTTTCTCCTTCATATTCTTGCCTAAGAAATGATTCTATTGCTTCTTCTAATAAGTTAACTCTACCATAGGTAATAGTTTTATAAGAAATTGATATTGGATTTTCCATTATTGTGTGTGTCTAAAAAAATAAAATAAAAGAATAAGGGGTTCTGTGTGAAACCCCTTATCCGAGTTGTTTACTAAGCACCTGCCGTTGTTGTTGTGGTGGTGGTTGAAGTTGTTGTTGTTGTAGTGGTGGTTGTAGATGTAGTAGTTACATCACCAGACAATACCGTTAACTCTAACAACGAATGATTAACCTTATACCTTCTTTTCACTGACTTAATACCAGGTCTTTCGTCATATTCAACATATGATTTCAGTGCATTGTCAGGGTCAGCCCAGGCAATGATAAAATTATCCTGTTGAACAACCAATGTTTTCACATAAGCTTTACCCTTTCTTTCCAAAAGGTTCATTGACATAACCTCTCCTTTGTCGGTATTTGACATATATCCGCTTGCCCCTGCTACCGCAGCATAGGTATCATCGAGCAGATAACTATCTACATGGTTTAAATCCCTATACCAGATAAGGCAGTCGGCCCCTGATGCTTGGGTTTCACATGAGATGATCCTTCCTGAATTTAAAACCCTTGTTTCCGAACCATCGCCAAAGGTCTTTCCATTCTTTTCTTTAACTGTTGCTTGAAATAAATTTTGTGCAGCCATCTTTAATTACTTTAAATTAATACTATTCAAATATAACATTAATTTTTCAATGTTTGAAACCCCTTATTTTCCCATTCTTTTTTGTATATTGCACCTGAATTTCTCGACTAATTTTTTTATGTTAAATCCCTGCCATAAACTTTTGGTGGGGATTTTTTTTGTTATTTGTTTTTTTTGACTTATTTTTGAAGCAAATAATTATTTGAGCAATGCATAAATCACAAAACATAAATCACACATTAAAGACACGTTCTTTGTCATTTGCTCAAATAATTAAAGAACTACAACCCCTTGAACATACAACTAATGTTCAGGGGTTTTTTGTTTTCACAAATAGTTGTCTATGAAAGAGATACCAAACATAGCAACATTAAGAATAGATGTTAAAGAATTTAACAGGCATGATAGCACCAAAAGAAATGCTATAATCTACTACTACTACCTAATGTCCTTATATCGGAAATCAATAATCTACAACTGGTCATACAAAAGGCTTTCCGAAATAACAGGTTTACACCGGACAACCATAAGCGGATACATAAAATTTTTAAAACGATATAATTTTATAGAACAACAAGGCAATCATCTTGTGCTTAAAATAAGGCGAGATGAATATGCTAAAACTAAAGTAAAGAAAGGATTATCATGGAAGGAATTTAAAGAACTATTTAGTATTAAGCTGTTAAAGATTAATATACAACAGCAAGAGTTTATTATTAGAATGAAAAGAATTTATCAAAAGAAAAATTCATTTGTAAGTCGAAAAGAATACAAAGCATTCTTGAAATTTTACAAAAAAAATAAAAAGAAAATTAAATTAGAAGATAAATCGAATTCTGTAATAACTCATTCAACACGATCATTAGCAAAATTGTTTAAACTCTCCGCTTCAACAGTAGGTGTATTATTAAAACAATGGAAAAAAGCAAAAAAAATAGATTATAAAGAAGAATTATCATTAATTAAAGAAAATTGTTCTTATGATGAATATAGATTAATGTTAAGTTCATTTAATAAGAATCAACTTTCTTTCTTTCCTGTATATAATGATTATTCTATATTCTTACATAAGGGTATATCTATTTCCTTGCTTAACACATATGGAGAGAATATAAGTATGTACAAAAAACCGACACGACATGTAAAATGAACAATCAGGATAATTTTTTAAGAATTTTCACTGACGGATCTTGTTTAACAAATCCGGGCAGAGGAGGATGGGCATTTGTTGTTCTGACAAAAGACTATGATCTCCTGGATAATGGGTCAGGAAATGTTTATTACACTACCAATAACCGTATGGAATTAACAGCAGTGATTAAGGGTATTCAATTTTGTATCCACAATTATCCTGAATACAAAAGATATATTATTTATTCCGACAGCACCTACGTTGTGGATGGCATTGAGGGGTGGATGAAAGGATGGGCTGAGAAAAAATGGAATGGTGTTAAAAACACAGATTTGTGGAAACAGGTACACAGGCTCAAATTTGTGGATAACCTAAACATCAGGGCAAAACATGTAAGAGGGCATAGTGGTAATATACACAATGAGATGGCTGATGAATTAGCCGGAATAGCAGCAAGAAGGGAAATGCCTAATCTTCCAAGACTAACCCCTTTAGAGGAGAGAATGGCAATGGATGAAAGTAGGAATTTGGATATGGAATTCATGAGAAGATTGTTATGATTTAACCCTTTCTTTTCGTATTTTTAAAGATGAATAACCTTAATCTTTTTACTATGTTTATCACTAATAATTGGATTGAAGAACACTATCCACTAATCGAGGAATCCCTCCTTACAGCACTCAAACAAAACCCTGACATTCCCACAGACAAGATTTCTTTTCGCAAAAACGTAAAGACAGCTCGATTTGTCTATAATGAGGGGGTTGAACATGAGGATGAAAAGACCCTTTTAATTTTTAGTCTTGACAAATATCCTGTAAGGCTTGTGGATTCTAATTGACACAGCTATAAAGCGGAATGTTGAAAATGTAGTTTTTCATAGCATTGGTTAATAACAATGTGATTTTTGTTAATAAATAGATTTTCACCTCAACATTCCGTTTTTTTTTTTAACTTTTTTGATAAAACATTTGGAAATTAATAATTTTTACCATTACTTAGCATCTTTAAATATTAATTAATCAATTTAAACTATGGCAAAAAAGAAAGATAAGTTAGCAGAGGGCAGGTCAACATCATTTGATCCAGACCTGTTAATAAAGATTGAGCAACAGGCTAAAGAAGAAGGAAGGACATTTAGTGGGATGGTAAACTTTATGGCATTAAAATATTTGAAAGATATATTTTCGGAAAAACAAAATCAAAATAAAGGGATGTAAAAATTAAGGATAAAACGAAAAATAAAATGGAAACAGGAATTGAACAACTTTTAGGCAAGACATTAACTGCCGTAGTAAAAAACAAAGACAATGATGAAATCATTTTCACTGTTGATGATGGAACTGAATACAAAATGTATCATAGCCAAGATTGTTGCGAAAGTGTATTAATAGATGATATCAATGGTGACTTAAATGATTTAGTGGGTAGCCCTATTTTGGTTGCAGAAGAAAATAGTTCAAGTGAACATACGCCTGAACAATTAGCTGAAAAGGAAAAAGAAAAGCAAGAGAAAGGCGATGACTATGATAATTATGAAGAAAGTTTCACTTGGACATTCTACAAATTAGCAACCATAAAAGGATACGTTGACATTCGTTGGTACGGTTCATCAAACGGCTATTATTCGGAGGGTGTAGATTTCATAAAAATTGGTTCGGAGAACGATTGGTAGCTATTGACTGTAACTATGTTATAATGTCAGGTCAAAAAATTGCACCAAAAATTAATTCAAAATAAAGGGTTATAACCCATTATTCACATTAAAAACACATACCATGAAAAACAAAATGAAAACAAAACAAGAACTTGGAAAAATATCATATTTTCTAAGAGGTGTAAGAAAACAAAGTGGTGGCCAGTCAGGAACAAGAAAATCCATAAGAAGGGTTTCCGGTATTCAGAGTTCACTTCCTTCATCCACTAAAATTGGTGGAGGTGATGCATACAGAATAAGAAATATCAGAATGACACAAAATAAATAACAACAAGTGTGGGCATGACTACAAATAAACAAAAGCTGGTTGGTTCCAAATTTCGGAGCAATTCGGAGGTCTTGGTTCGATTCTCGCCCACACTTGTATCTTCTCAAAATAAAGGGTTCGATTTATTAACAATTAAATATATGAAAACTATGAAACTATTAGCAGACATCCTTGATGAACTAACACCTAATGAATTTTTTATCCTTGTCTTTGTGGCAAGAGAAGCAACAAATGGTATAACCTATTTTTCAATGAGTGAAGCACAGAAAGTTTCAAAAATTGATGATGTAGAAGAAATAAAAAGATGTATTGATAGGCTTATTGAACTTGAGTTTGTTGAATTCAGAGATGTGGAGGGTCAATACATTAAAATTAAAGTGATCAATAAAAAAATTAAACCTTCCAATTTAAGGCATAAACCCTTTATTCCCCCAACGTTTGAGGAGATAAAAGCATACCTTGAAATGGTTAAGGTGAGAAATGGGTATGATATTCCACCGGAAAGGGTTTATGAATACTATGGTGATAGTAATTGGATAGACAGCCAGGGTAATCCTGTAAAAAATTGGAAAGCCAAAATATTGAACAATTGGCTTAAGCCACAGTATAAGGTTAATACCAAAAATAATAATGCTAAAGATAACACCTACAAACAGTGGGGCAAAGCCTAAATAAAGGGTTCAAACTAAAATTTTACAACCATGTTTAAATTAGCTAAAATACTTAATTACATATCCGAAAACAGGGATTGTGTTTACATTTTAATATTTGCCTTATTGGCTGTAATAGCTATTATTGCTGTTGTTTTTTATTCTATAAGTTATGGTACAAACCCCTTATAAATGGAATAAATACATAGCCAATAAGGGCAAATGTGATTTCTGTGGGGTAAAGAGGGATTATTATAACTGCCGGATAACAACAGATGGGTTTCTTGCTTGTCGCACCTGTTATAATAATAAAGGGTCAAAAACAGTGGAGGAGTTCAGGGAATATATAAGGGGTTGCATCCGCAAACTTAAAAACAGGAGGATGCCACCGGAATACAGGATAGCCTCACGCTATGGAGCTGCAACACATAACCATTATTTTCTATTCTCTTTTGAAAGAAAACTAAAAAAAGCAAAAGAAAAACTCAGGAACAAAAAATGAAACAGGATTTACTCTCTATATTGGATTATGACAAGATACCTCCACAGGATATTGCAATGGAAGAAGCAGTGATTGGTGGGATATTAATAGAATCATTAGCATTTGATTTAGTGGTAGATATTTTAACCCCTGATTCATTTTATAAAGAAACCCATAAATTCATATATCAGACTATATTCAACCTCAACAAAAAAAACAAAGAGATTGATATTCTAACGGTAAAAGATGAACTTCAAAATAATGGGTTATTAGAAAAGATTGGTGGGGCATACTACCTAACTACCTTAACACAAAGAACATCATCTATTGCCTCCATACAGGAATGGGCATTAAGGATAAAAGAAAAATACATACGAAGATTATTAATACAAAAATCAACAGAAACAAGAGATTCAGCCTATGACGAAAGCAAGGACTTAGAACACACACTTGACATGCTTAATATTACGATTGATACTGTTAATAAAGAAACAACAATCGGAACAGGATTAACCCATATATCCAGCATAGCTGTTAAAGCAAGCGAAGATTTAAACCATAAGATTGAAAAAGCCAATAGAGGAGAGGTTCTTGGTGTACCTACCGGACTTACAAAGCTTGATAGTATGACATTAGGGTGGTTGCCAGGGCTTCTTATTATCATTGCAGCCAGGCCTTCATTGGGTAAAACAGCCTTTATGATTAAATTCGCTAAGATAGCAGCTAAAAATGGGTATAAAGTGTTAATCTTCTCTATTGAGATGAATGAAATAAGTTTGGTTCATAGGCTGATTCTTTCTGAAACCACTGTTGACCATGAAAAATACAGATCAGGAAAAGGCATAACTGAAGATGAAATGATGCAAATAAAGGGTTCATCAAAAATCATTGCGGATCTGCCTATTTACATTGATGATAATCCCTATGCCACAGTATCATATATGCGAAGCCATGCAAGAATAAGAAAGAAAGCAGGGGAATGTGATATGATCATGGTTGACTATTTACAAATTGTAACCCCACAAAAAGAAAAAGGCAGATCAAGGGATGAAGAAGTGGGAACCATTACCTCAGGGTTAAAAGCCATTGCCAAAGAACTTAAAGTTCCGGTTATTGCCCTTGCTCAATTAGGAAGAAAAGTGGAGGACATGAAAGACAATAGACCCAAGCTTTCCACATTAAGAGAATCAGGAAACATAGAGGCTGATGCTGATATGGTATTGGGAATACACCGACCAAATTATTATGGTGATTTATTTATTGATGAATATGTAGGAGGTAGATCAATAAGTGTATCTGCAATAAATAGGGGACATCTTATTGTACTTAAACATAGGGATGGGCCTGTGGGATATATCCCATTTTATTATTCCGATAATTTAGCAGTGATAGAAGATGCGGATTATAAAGAAAGGGTTGCAGTAGATTATGACCCTGATACATATATTAAACCAGTGGGAGATGATGAAGATCTTCCTTTTTAAACCCATTATTCAAACATGATAAATTTTTTACTACATAAAGAAAACGCTAAATTCCTAAAGTTCCTGTATGATTGTCCAAAGGATAAATGGTTAACAATAAATAAGGGGTCATACAAACAATGGGATGAAATAATTGTTAAGATAATGAATAATGGGTTCTTTAGATTTGAGTGGATTTTTAATTTATCCCCGGAGCAGATGGTGATGATTGCAAAATTCTTCGAGATACCCCTTCCTGAATGGCATAAGGCAATACATAATGGGAAAATACATAAAGACAAGATGTTTGATGATGACAAAAAAAGACACCTGTATTTAACTATCAAAAAATTCATCTTTAAATTTTCTAAGGATAATACACAATTTATAAAAGAATCAGTTAAATTTTAAAAACATGGAACAAAAAATCAAACCTGAAGAATTTTTTCTTTACAAAGGAAAGACCTATGTAGCCAGGATGGTTACAGACACAAAGGTGGTGGGTGTATTAAGACGATCATCAGAAACAAAAACAGGGTTTATGGAATGTGATATTTCAGAAATAGAACGCCCTGTGCAGGTGATATGCAAAATGCTTGCGGTACCTTCAAAGCCAAAGAAAGGAGATATAATCAGGGTATGGGCTAAAGGTTCTGATATACCCACTATCTCCCGAATGGTAATGCCAATAGAGAATAAGGGGTTTCTCGAAAATCATAAGGTAGAGAGATTGTTGCCTTTCTTTTTCGGATTGGAACACCGGGAAATACTCGAAGGAAGTTATTTTAGCTTATCACAATTTGCATTATCAGAATCAATGCACAAATGGCTACTTGGAAAACCAACACCTGAAGGAGCAAAACATCTTAAAGATAATTACATAGTAGAGGTAGAATTTACTAAAGGAATGGTAGTGGTGCATAATGTGGAAGGGGAATCCATTCCTGTGATTAAAACTAATATCACCGACGGGGAAAATGAATGGTATGTGTAACGTTTAGTATATGAAAAAAATTTATTTAACAACAAGGGCATATCTCATTCAGTAGAATGGTTGAAATGCTAAATGAGGAGGCAAAACGTGAAATAACAGCAGAAGAAGCTGGATTATTTTCAAGACCTGAATGTGTTTGTGAACTACCCACACACTAAAAAGATGTGTGGGCTTCCTGCACAACGCATAGCCTAATGGCTTACGTTAGCGTACAAAGGGTTGTCCCTAACCCCAAAATTCTTTATATTATATGCAGCATTCAAATCCCTATCTATTGAATTATTACACTTATCACAATTGTAAGTTCTATCTGAAAGTTTTAAATCTTTCTTGTGATTTCCACAATTAGAACATACTTTACTGCTTGGTTCAAATCTGCCAATTACAACAAGATTTTTACCTTGCCATTCAGTTTTATATTCAAGCATTGTTCTTAATTGTCGCCAACCCATTTCAGATATGGCTTTAGCTAAATTATGGTTCTTAACCATATTACTAACTGCTAAATCTTCTAATACAATTGTGTTATACGTGTTTACTAATTCAGTAGATATTTTATGCAAGTAATCAGTCCTTTGGTTACGGATTTTTTCTTGCAATAATGCTACTTTTAATTTTTGTTTTTCTCTATTTATTGAACCTTTCTGTTTTCTTGCAAAGCTTCTCTGTTCAACTCTTAATCTTCTTTGTTGCGATTTGAAAAAGTTTTTATTTTCATACACCACACCATCAGAAGTAATTGCTAAATCTTTAATCCCAAAATCAATACCAACAGATGTTTCGGATTTAATTGGTTTTTGCTTTGGTTTTTCTATTTGTGTATCAACCAATATTGATACAAAGTATTTACCAGTAACAGTTTTGCTTAATGTAACTCTTTTTGGTAATCCTTTGAACAATCTATGATAATCAATAGCAACCTCTTTTAATTTAGGTAATTTTAAAATGTTGTTATCAAAATCAACCTCAAAACCTTGTGGAAATGTAACTGACTGCTTAGAGTATCTATTCTTGTATTTAGGAAACTGACCTTTGCCTTTAAAAAAGTTTTGATATGCTGTATCTAAATTGATAATACTATGTTGTAGTATTTGACTTGGACATTCTTTAATGTAATCAAATTCCTTTCTTAATTCTGGAAGTTGTTTAATTAAATCATATTTAGATATTGATGTTTTATTTGAAGCATACGCAACAGTCTTGGTCTCTAAACCAAGATTATATACCAATCTATTTACACCAAAATACCTTTGTAATTGGTTTTTTTGGTCATCCGTTGGGAATATTCTGTATTTGTATCCTTTAAGCATATATTATTAAATAGTCTAAACTTTTGTAAAAGTACAACATTTTTATCTAAATTACAAGTTTTGGTTAAATTTATTTTATTTGATACCGTATTTTGTTTAAATCATTCCGTCTTTGGTTGTAAATAATTTAAACAAAATACTACATTATGCAATCAAATTACATTTCTACAAATCATTCAAAACACTATTTAAAATGTCATCTAATTCTCGTTACTAAGTATCGTAAAAATATGTTAGTTGGTCAATTAAATGATGATTTAAAAGATATATTCAGTTCCATAGCAGATAACTCAGATTTTGAAATAGAAGTTATGGAGTCTGATGTAAACCATATTCATTTCTTAATTAGGTACATACCTCGCCTATCTATATCCCAAATGGTTCGTAGGCTTAAACAAGAATCTACTCGTCAGTTATGGTTATTGCATCATACTACTTTACGTCAGTATTATTGGTATCGTAAAATACTTTGGAGTGATGGGTTCTTCGTTTGTTCAATAGGTGAAGCAAGTCCAGATACTATCCGTCAATATATTTTAAGCCAAGGTTAATCATACCTTTGTCGCTTACATCCCATCCACGCTAAAAAGCGATGAATGGGTTTTACGCTCCTTTTTATCAATAGGTATGATAATAACAGCAGCAGGAACTAAGCATCCCAGAGAAAGCCTGCTTCCATTTTCATTATAGTGTTCACAATCCATACATTCAACATCTTTTGTCATTGTAGCTGTATTCAAATGATCACACTCCGCATTAATATAATCACATCTCATAATTTATTATTTTAAGATTTAATAACTTCATTTCATCAGAATAATGGGTTACAGATAAAAGCTTTCAAACATTATTACTACAAATGACCTTACATATTCAAATAATTCTTTTTTTCCTTCCGGCATTTCCTTTCCTGGTTCACAACTCATAAAATATATCAGGGCTGCATCGGTGTGCAGGGCAGAGGCTATATCTGTTAATGTAGTATATGTAGGATTAAATCTACCATTTTCTATTTGGTTCATAGATGTTGTACTCAATCCACACATCTTGGCCAGTTCTTTTTGTGATAACCCTTTATTCTTTCTTAGTTTTGTTATTGTAGCTCCTATATTCATAACTTTATAATTTAAAAATTTAAGACAAACTTAATAAAAATTACATTAATTCCCGATCGGCGCATACATTTTGTATCTTATCGTGTAACCATTAATCATATTTCCTTTTTTTATGGCCCGATATACCTTCATCCTACTTACCCCAAAGTGCTTCAATAGGTCATTTATACTACTAAAATAAAGGGTTTCAGAAGAATTAAAGGCTTCCATCTTTCGCATTGTACCCTTATCATTAACCAAAGCAGCTATATCTTCAGGCATCTTCAGATCATAAAAGGTTTTTTCATCAATAGTGTTGAATTTACAAAATGTCTTTTTTACATATTCAAGGTTTTCAACGCAATTATTCATCCTATTGCAATCTATATGACTTATAGCATACCCATCAGGCATTGGTTCCAGAAAGTGAGAAGAAACCAAAACATGGGCATAATAATGGGTTCCTTCTATAAAATACCTAACATAACTATACCTCCCCACAATAATGGGTTTCAAATATCTCTTTAATACATAAGAATAAACCAACCCCATATCTGTTATTCCATATCTATTACCCATTCCTATCATATACACTATCATAACTACATCTATTTAATTAAAACCTATTAATACACTCAATACAAATCCATCCTCTGTTATTCGATATTTTCCATCTGTCCCTCTTATTATTATTCCTTTATTCATAATTAATCACATTTTAATTATACAAATATATGCAATTAATACAATATATCCAAACTTATTTATGTTTCACTTATATTATACCCATATTATTAGATGTACAAAAATAAAATATAAAATAAAAATGGGATTTTGTGGATGTAGTCGATATATATAGGGTACACACCAGATGTGGCGCAAAATGCGGATTTGCGGGGGTGTGGGGGTGTTTTCGGAATCGCATAAAACAAACGAAATGCAGTGCTAATAATATATATATGATCTTGCCTATTGCGTGGAAAGCATATATTGTTATATATTGTATGAATCATAATCTTAATTATTGGGCTTATTCCGTTTCCCTAACTGCCTGATAATCACTCGTGCAAGACAAATGAGAGTATAAGAATGCAGAAAGCGAATGTAAATAGGGCAATTGTGGACAGGTTGGCAGGTGTTCAGGTTGTGTCCTGATGGTTGTGTAATTAGTAGAAAAATTGGCATCCAGGGCGCAAGATAGGACACAAAAAAAGTAATAATTACCCTTAATTCATTGAATTTACGTATATTTATTAAATTTGAATCACAATTTTAAATTGAAAAAAATTAAATAAGCAATAAAACAACAATGTCAACAAGAAAACATAAGCAGCATAGCTATATAATAGATACAATACTAAGGAGCTATAATATAAGTAATACAATAGGTCTTAAGTATAATGAGATAATACTCTTAGTTTCATTATTTTATAGAACCCTTTATTTTGATTGTACTTTTAAAAGTACAGTTGAAAACATAACTATAATAACAAACATAAGATATAATACTGTCAGTATGCTATTAAATGACTTAATCAAATCTAAATATGTAATTAAAATCGGATTAATATATAATATTAGCGATAAAGGTAAACATCTCATAAAAAACTATCTGGCTGTAGTAGAATCTACTAACTTATATTTAAAATAATCCGAAACCCCTTATTTCCATATTTTCCTCATCCTTCGCAAAAATCCGACAAGTCGCACAACCGGGTCAATATAAAAGCTGATCTATATCATGCTGTTGTATGTTCTATAACAGGTATTAAGTTGATGGAACCCATTATTTTGATTTTTCATGAATTTTTATTCATTTGTAATTATTTGAATATCAATAGATAAAGTATTTTTTAACAAAATAAATGTTAAAATATTTGCAGAATGATTGTAATGGGTATAGATTTACATAACAAATTCATTCACTAAAAAAATTAGCAATGAAAAAAATAGAAATTATGAACTTATTCGCTGAAAATGAGGTGAAAAGTACAAATGTAAAGAGTTTTATTAATAAAAATAAAGCTTTAAAATTGAATTACGAAATATGTCTTAAATGGCTAAAAATAAAAGAAAGCAAGGAAAGTGAATTTTTATCAAAAAAACAACAAACAAGACAAGCAAAACAATTCGGGTTTTCAGTTAAGAAATATATTGTATTAAAAGAAAAATCAGAGCGTTTATTAAATGATTTTTTCACAGGGCATTCAATGGGATGTTATAGAACCCTTTCCCTAATAGGAAATAGAACACCTTTTGCAACAAATAATATTCTTAGTATTTATTCTAAGAGTTACAAATTTAAGCCGAGTTATGGTGAAATAAATATAATTTTAACTAAAAAAGAACTTGAAAATATTGAAAACATTGCCGGAGTTTGGACAATAAAAGGTAAACATCATGCTGCTAAATGGTTGGAATCACGTGGGAATAAACAAAGTTATAGTGTTAATTTTGTTTCCGGTTATTTATTTGCAGATATTCATGGGAAAACGTTAAAAGAAGCAAAGGACTTATTTGGCAAAAGATTAGTACAATTAAAAAGAGAAAAATTATCAAATGCGAAATTTGTAGGGTATAAACATTTAAAAGAAGCTGGGGCATGTGATCCAGGAATTAATTCATTTATTGAAAAACATAAACTAAATAAAGAGTATGGTTATAATTTGGGGTATTTAAAAAGCCTTGAATATAATTCATTTTTAGATAAATTATAATCCTGCCAGTTTCGCTAATTCTGACAGGATTAGCAGGCCCCGGACTGAAACAAATCCGGGGTTTTGGTAGTGAAAAATGTTTATTAATTAAAAAAAAATAGCCATGAAAACCTACAAGTCTTATATTAAAGAATATAATCTAAAAGTTGAAGAGCGAAACACAACCTTTGAAAAGGTAAAGATCACAACTGTCATTGATGCAGCTAACTATATAAGAAAGCATTTATATAGTGACGATTTAATTATTTACGAATTATTCTTTATGTTATTGCTAAACCGGGGAAATAATGTAATCGGATTTGTAAAAATAAGTCAGGGAGGCTTAAGTGGAACGGTAACAGATGTACGAATGATTTGTAAATATGCTATTGATACACTGGCAACAGCTGTAATTATAGCACACAACCACCCATCCGGGAATGAACAACCAAGCACCCATGACATATCAATGACTACTAAAATACAACAGGCATTAAAATTATTTGATGTGACATTATTAGATCATGTCATTATTACTGAAAATAATCACTATTCACTTTCTGACAATGGTATTTTTTAACCCATTATTTTAACTTAACAATTAATATCATGAAAATAAATAACACAATAACCGAAGTAAGAAAATCAGGGAATAGATTATTAAAAAAAAGTAATAGCAGAATATCTGTAATAGTTTTAACACCTTATTCCACAACAAATGCAAATTATGGGATCCAATTTTGGACAACTGAAATGATTAAAATTGGTACTTCAATAAATACAGACAACACAATCAGCACATTTATAGAAAAATTATAAAAACATAAAACATGAACTCAAAAAACTTATCTAAAATAATTAAAGGCACAAATGCAGCCTTTGTTAATAAACTTTCTGATGCTGAATGTGAAAAACTTGCAAAAGAAATATTACAAACAAATAAAGTAATAAGTAAAGAACCGGAACCCATTATTTTCTTCTGTGAAAATTGTGGAAGTAAAAACATAGAGCAAAAGATATGGGTAAATGCTAATACAAATGAAAAATTTGGTACTATTAGCGCAATGGATGATCGCTGGTGTTGTGATTGCGAAGAACATGTAAATTTTGTAACAGATCCGAAATTAATTGAACTACCATTTTAAAACTAAATACTATGAAAACAAAAGCAGAATTAACCGGTAGAAAAAAAATTGTAAAATTGGTAACTGGATTGAATTATTATTCAACTAAACAAACAATACCGGTATTAGGGAAACTCCCTTCTAAAAAAATAAATAAAGGTTCTGATCATTCAGATTGGGGAATAGATTTAGGACTTAGAAAAGCAACAATAACTGAAATAACAGTTGATAAATTTGATCCACAAAATTATTGTTCAATTATAGTTGATGGAGCTGTTTTACTAAAAGAAATTGATTATTAATTACCATTTTTAAACCCCTTATTATGAAAACAAACGAATTGTTATATAGAGCAGAAAATAGAGGATGCTTTTTGGAATGTACCTGTGTTAATATAAATCAAAATACATGGGATGAATTAATGAAAAATAATACAAAAGCAAATCAAAAACAAGCTGTAAAAATTGCTTTATTAGCTGGTGTTATTGATGAACATGAAGCAAAAAAAGAAATAAAAAACCCCTGGTATAATCCATATAATCATTATAAAACTAAAACACATTTAATTTATGTTCATTCATGTATAGAACATTTTATAAAAATTAATTAGAAACCCCTTATTTTTCACTTAATAAATATAGATATGAAAACAAAGAAAATTAAAAAAAGATTAGAATATTTAAGGCAGGAGATAAAAGGTGAGTGCATAAGTTATGGAGAGTTAATGGAATTAAAAGCATTAGCAAAATATATCAATATTTGCAACCGGGAAAATAACTACAATTGAAATAAGGGAAAGTATAATGGGTCAAAATGGAAAAACTATTTCAATTGCATTTAAAGGAATGGATCCGGCAAAAGTGAAAGAACTAATTCTTAAAAATTTATAAGCCATGACATACCAAATAATCTTTATTCAGGATACGCAGAAACCCATTATTGAGATAGTAAATAATGATACAATTCAGGATGCTATAAATAGTCTTATTGCCTTATATGGTAAAATTAAAATAATCAGAATTAAAATAATTTAATACTTGGAAAACATGAAAGCAATTAATGAACATATTCAGGTATATGCGATATGGGTAAATGGAAGGGATATTGAAGATATTAATCAATCTTTTCCTGTCAATACTAATATTGATACTAATATATGGCATAGTGATTTTAAAAAAGCGGTAAAAGATTATTTTAATGCTAAAGTAAAAGATTCTGAAGGTGAGTATGGATGTTACTCAGAAATATATAAGGACTATCATGTTGGATTATTTTCAATTGATATTAATATTAAAGAATTTGAAAATAAATTTGATTTGGATTTTGATATTAATAATGAAGATGTACAAGATATAATTCCTAATTATGTAAATTATGATTTTAATGTTGTTGCCGAAAGAATAGGAAAATTTATTAAATCAAAATAAAGGGTTATAACCCCTTATCTTAAAAACCTAAAAACGATTTTAACATGGAAATAACAAAGGAAATAAAACAGACAAACGATTTACTAAGGATGATAGTTAAAAATGAAAATTTGACCCCTCTATGCCTTAGATTAATCGAAATTAGAATTAAACTTAATGAACTAACAATTAAAAAACAGTAATATTATGAAAAAAGTAAAAGGTTATAAAGCTTATAATAAAGGCTTAGTTTGTAAAGATTTTCAATTTGAAGAAAATAAAACATTTACAATTGAAGGAGAACCCATTATTTGTCAGAAAGGGTTCCATTTTTACGAAAATCCTCTTGATACACTTAATTATTATGATTTGTGCGAAAGTGAATTTACCACCGTAGAAGCAATAGGAAATGTAACTCATAATGAAGATACCAAAATAGCAACAAATAAAATTAAAATAGGTAAAAAGCTAAGTTTACATGAATTTATAAATGCAAGTATAGCTTATTTAATAGAACAAAATAAAATTGAAGCTGCATCGGGAAATTATAGTAAACTGGCTGCATCGGGAGATTATAGTAAACTGGCTGCATCGGGAGATTATAGTCAACTGGCTGCATCGGGAGATTTTAGTAAACTTGAATTAAACGGTAACAAATCGGTAGGTGCAAACATTGGAATAAATGGAACAATAAAGGGAGTTAAGGGTTCATGGATAACCTTAGCAGAATATAATTCTAATTACGAATGTATATGTATAAAATCTGCAATTATTGATGGTATAGAATTAAAAGAAAATACCTGGTATAAATTAAAAAAAGGATTATTCACTGAAACAAACAATTAAATATATAGAAAATATGGAAACAACTAAATTAATTGCCTTTCTAAAGAAAGCAAAACAGGTGAAGAACAAAACAGATATTCCTATTTGTGATTATATTCTGATTAAAGATCAGGAAATGAATGTTACCAATTTGGATATATTTTACAAAATGTATTTTAGCGAACTCGATATGAAATGTATTTGCCTTATCCCTTTTGATTATTTGTACAAAATCGCAACAAAGGTAAATAAGGGGAAAATAAACCTGAACATATCGGGTGAAATAATCACAGAAAAGGGAACATTTAAATATGATATATCAGACATGAATGTTGCTAATGCCAATGATGGTAAACTAAAAAGGGAATACATGGGTTCGTAATTATGAAAAAAACACTAACTTTAATAAAAAAAAGTGGAAACAGTAAATAGTACAACAAAGAAAATAGATAAAAAAAATGCTAAGATATTTGTTTTGTTAATTTTTATTTTTGGTTTAGTTGCTTTCTTTAGCTATTTGATTGAAAATTATGAACCCATTATTTCGGATAAACCCGAACCCATTCTTGAAGGATGGGAGGAAATAAAAATTGTTGACTAACGGTGGTGGTATGGTTAGTTGCCGATTGCGGACGACACACTATCCATCGACACAGAATTACAAGCGGGTGGTAACGCTTAAAATTAGTACTAATACGGCAATTAACTATACCACGGGTTAGCTGCTGGGCTTTATTAAAATCAAAATGAACTTATACGAAATAGAAGGAAAACTAAGAGACAAAGCAGACAAATGGGAATTGCATAATGTCCAAAATGAAAATCGGGAATTGAAAAGCAAAATACACGAACTGGAAAGGAGGATAGGCAATTTAGAAGGAGTAAATAGCAATAAGAATTATTTGCTTGAAAGGCTTTTAAACTTGCTTGCAGAAAACGTTTCCCTAAATGAAATATCAAATGAACTTTACGAGCTTCGGGGCAGTCTTTAGCCTTGCAGCTAACGACTACGGCTATGCACATGTAATTTTAACGACTTAAAAACGAGGAATAATGACACAAGAAGAATTTAACAAAGCACCGTTATTAAACCAAATACTGTACGATGAAACAGGTATGTTGGTAGAGAACCACCCAAGTATTGCCGAAGCTATGGAGAAATACCACCAAGCTAAGTTAAAATTATTGGGTATAGCCGATGTATCTGTAAAAATTACGGATATGATACACATAATTAACTTTGTAGTAAAATCATTGGCAACAGTAATATTATTTTTTCCAATTGGTGGATGTTTGACATTACTATCAATAGTATTTTGGGATGCAAAGTATCTCGAAGTTGGGAATGATATATTGGAAAAAATGATATGGAAGAAAAGGCAGTAATTTTCACTGTGCCTAACGTGACGCAAGTATGAGTAGTGCGACTTTGGAACACGAAACTTTGAATTAATAAAAGAACTAATAACAAATATTTTATGGCTTGGAAAACCGACAAACTTCCTTTAGAATACCTACAGCAAAGAGTAAGGTATTATGAAAAGGCAATCAAGAAAACAAAAAAATTAAAAGAAACGGGTTTGATTGTTGGCGATATAGAATACACAGACGAAGATTTTGAGAGGTCTATAAAAAATTGTGAATACCTTTTGAATGAATTTAAAAAAGCAAGCTATCTAATTGCTGAAAATATGGAATAAAATATTTGTTATGGCATTTGGAACACTAAACTCGATTTTAAGCACAGCAGTAAGCATTACTTATACTTGTTAGTTGCAGTACTTTATTTAAAATTAATTGATTATGAAATATATGGGAAGCAAGGCGAGATTTACAAAAGAGATTTTGCCGATTATTTTAAAAGATAGAACAAACGAGCAGTGGTACATTGAGCCGTTTGCTGGAGGTATGAACGCAATTTGTGAGGTTGGGGGCAAACGAATAGCAAACGATATTCATTACCATTTAATTCAAATGTGGAAAGAACTTGTTAGCGGTTGGATTCCAAAAAAGATTACCAAAGAAGAATATTTAGAAGTAAGAACAGACCAGAGCAAATACCCTGCATATTTTGTTGGGTGGGTTGGTTTTAACTGCTCTTATTCGGGCAAATGGTTTGGTGGATTTGCTGACGACTACCCTGAAAGTAGAAGAAATAAAAATGGAATTTTACCAAATTACCAAATGGAAGCAATAAACAACGTCCCTAAACAGGTTGAAAAAATGAAAGGTGTAATATTTCAAAATAAACCATACTATAAATTGGATTTGCCACCAAACAGTATTATTTATTGTGACCCACCATATAAAGGCACAACTAAATATGCTAATAACTTTAACCATATCATTTTTTGGAATTGGGTAAGAAATATAAGCAAACAAGGACACACTGTATTTGTGAGTGAATACAATGCACCTTCCGATTTTAAATGTGTTTGGGAAAAAGAAACAAATAGTCAACTATCAGCAAACGGCAAAATTGGAGGCAACAAAGTATCAACGGAGCGTCTTTTCTTGTATTGCAACTAACGGACGGGTATAAACCATCGTTTTAATGTGGTTTATACCTTGTCAGCAACTGGCACGGTTAAATTAGTAAAAACTTAAATTAAAGTTATGAATTTATTAGAATTATTTGCAGGATCGAGAAGCGTGGGAAAAGCAGGTGAACAATTAGGAATGAATGTTTTTTCAGTCGATTGGGAACAATACGAAAATATAAACCTTTCAATTGATATTGGAGAATTAACAAAAGAAAATGTACCTTTTATTCCCGATGTAGTTTGGGCTTCACCTGATTGCACTACTTACACAATTGCTGCAATAAGCACACACAGAAATAAAACAGAACCAAAAAGCGATTATGCTAAAAAATGCGATACCGTAAACCAACACTTTATTGGATTAATTAAAGAATGGTTGGTTATAAATCCAAATATGGTATTTTTTATTGAAAATCCAAGAGGTATGATGAGGCATATGGAATGGATGCAAGAATTTAAACGACATACTGTTTGGTATTGCCAATATGGAGATGATAAGGCAAAGCCAACAGATATTTGGACTAATTCAAAAACTTGGATACCACGACCAGAATGCCACAATTACAAGTATGATAAACAAGGTAATGTAATTAATAAACATTGCCACCACGAAAGTGCAAGGCGTGGAGCAAAAACAGGAACACAAGGCAGAAACGGACATTATGAACGATCAAAGATTCCACACGAACTTTGCAATGAGGTACTTCGTAGTGCTTGTTGCTAACGTTGAAGCTATGACCAGTAAAGGATTACGGAGCGATGAATTATCAAAATACACCGAACTGGATGTGAGCTACAACGTTGGATTACCCACTAAAACCTTTATTGGTTATAGCTTGTGTTAGCAAATCGGCTTTTATTATTAATTAATTTAAAATCAAATAAATATGAGAGAATTAAATTTTAAAGCATGGGATAAGTCTCAAAGATATATGGCTTATCAAGGAAATCCAGATTTAGAAACACTATCGAGTTTTATGTTTCATTTTGGGGATGACATTGTAATGCAATCAACTGGGTTTAAAGACAAAAATGACCGTGAAATTTTTGAAGGTGATATATTGAGCGATTGGAATGATGTTGATGGAAAACAAGTTCAGTCTTTTATACAAGTTTTTTGGTGCAATCAGTCGGGAGCATGGAAATTAGACAACTCATTTAAAAATGATATGTCAAGTGGCGATTTGTTAAGTGATGAATTGTCTGATTTTGCTTATGAAATCACTGGCAACATATATGAATCGCCTGAATTGTTGCAGCGGTCTGTTTAAGCTGTTTGCTAACGAACGGTGGTATGGTGCGGCTTGTGTTGCGCCTTCGGCAAGCTGCATTATACCACATGTTAGGCACAGCACTTATTTTTTAATCTAAAATTAATCGAAATATGAGAATATTATTAGCGTGTGAAGAAAGCCAAACCGTAACAATTGAAATGCGAAAACTAGGACACGAAGCATTTAGTTGTGATTTATTAGAGTGCTCAGGTGGACACCCCGAATGGCACTTACAACAAGATGTAACAGAACTATTAAAACAGCACTGGGATTTAATTATTGCTTTTCTACCTTGTACATTTTTAACAGTTACCGGGAATAGATGGTTTAATATTGAAAGATATGGTGAAAAAGCAATCCAACGCCACAAAGACCGTGAATTTGCAATTAAGTTTTTCAAAATGTTTGCTGAGTCTAATTGCGAAAGAGTTGCAATTGAAAATCCAGTAGGCATAATGAGTAGTGAATGGCGAAAACCCGACCAAATTATCAATCCTTTTCAGTTCGGTGATGCGTTTGAAAAAAAGACTTGTTTATGGCTAAAAGGTCTTCCGAAATTAGAACCTACAAACATAGTTGAGCCACCTAAACGAACGGAGTTTGCAAGTGGTAAAAGTATGCCAACTTGGTACGCAGATGCTTGGAGACTTCCAAAAGAGGAAAGAGCAAAATTAAGGTCAAAAACATTTGAGGGGATTGCGAAGGCTATGGCGATGCAGTGGGCTTCCTAGTATTGTGCCTAACGTTTTGCGTATAAGAGATGTGGCACTTATACGAATGTTTAAATCAAGGCACAAAGCCCAATGTGCCATATCTTTTATACGCTGTTATGTGCTGGGCGGTTTATCAGCACTAAATTTAATTTAA